TTTATGTTTCAACAACATATAGAACCAGCCCAGCAAGGTAAGTTATTATTCTTTCCTGCTGATTGGACTCACACACATCGTGGACAAGTTAGTTATACAAAAACTAAATACATTATAACAGGATGGATATCTTTAAACTCACAATAATCATGAATTCATGGAGGTATTAATTTATGATATCGAGACAATGCAGGAGTTATTCCTGATACATGTCTATGATCCAAAAGAAGATAAACATTATGATTTCCTAATTAGCCAATGGCATGATAATTTTGATGCATTTGTAAAGCTATTGCTTGACAAACCAGATTATTATTGGGTGGGATATAATAATCTTCGTTTTGATGCTCAAGTGGTAGAATGGGTGCTGCGTAATTATAACAATTGGTATGAACATAGTGGGTTAGAAATATGTGCTAAGATTGCACAGAAGGCTCAAGATGTGATTGAAGATGCTAATTACGAACAGTTCCCAGAATATCGTGAAGAGGATTTGTCATTCAAACAGATAGATTTATTCAAGGTTAATCACTATGACAATAAGAATCGTATGGTTAGTCTGAAGAGACTAGAGTTTGAGATGGATCTTGAGAACATCGAGGAGATGCCTATACACCACACAAAGCGTGACATGACTCAAGAAGAGATAGATGTTACAATGAAGTATTGTGTGAATGATGTTATGGCAACCTATGAGTTCTTCAAGGTTACAACAGGTGATACAGAACATCCTTTATACAAAGGCAATAATCAATTGCAGCTAAGACTAGACATACAAGAAGAGTTTGGTATTAACTGTATTAATTATTCTGATAGTAAGATTGGTGACGAGATGATTAAAAAGTATTATTGTGAAGAGGAGAAAATAACATATGCTAATTTACCTCGCACAGGATTCTTTAGAAAGAAAATCATTGTAAAAAACTGTAGACCTGATTATTTAAAGTTTCAAACTAATCAGCTTATTGAGTTCAAGAAATATATAGATAAACTTGTATTAGGACTTAATGATGACTTTAAAGAAAGTATAAATTTTTATGGCAACACTTATACGTTTGCTAAAGGTGGATTACACACAGAGAACAAACCAGAGGTATTTGAAGCTGATGATGAACATGAAATCATTGATTGGGACGTTAGCAGTTATTATCCTGCTATTATTATCAATAATGGTAGGTATCCTCAACATCTTGGTAAAAAGTTTCTTACTGGTTATAAACGTATGTTTGAAAGGCGTCTGGAACTTAAACCACAGGCTAAGAAAGACAAACGCATTGCAGGGATTGTTGGGGCTCTTAAGCTTGCTGTCAATTCTGTATATGGTAAATCTTCTGACATGCAGTCGTGGATCTATGACAGACAACTTACTATGTTTACTACTATTACTGGAGAGCTTAGCTTGCTTATGCTTATTGAAGCGTATGAGTTAGAAGGTATACATGTAATCTCAGCTAATACAGATGGTGTCACAATTAGAATACAAAAGACACATCTTGATAAAATGCATGAGATTAACGCCTGGTGGTCTGATTTGACTAAGTATGAGCTAGAGCGTACAGATTATAGTAAGATTATATTCTCAACAGTCAATGACTATTTAGCTATCAAAACTAATGGAGAAGTTAAAAAGAAGGGTGACTTTCTTACAGATTTTGAATTACATAAAAACAAGTCTGCTAGGGTGGTGCCTATTGCTCTCGAACGTTATTATTGCGATGATATTCCTATTAGTGATACTATTACTAATCATGGTAACATCTTTGATTTTTGTCTTCGACAGAAAGCTAGCAAGGACTTTCATTATGAGGGTAAAGAAGGAAGTAGAGTTACTATGTATAACAAGTTAATTAGATACTATGTCTCTAAAACTGGTGAGAAGCTGTTAAAAGTCAAGAACCCAGAGTGTTTATCCAATGCTGCACCAATATCACAAGTGGAAGCAGGCGAATGGGTAATGACAGTGTGTAATAAGCTATCTAAGGATCATTCTCTAGATAATATAAATCATTCTTATTACATCGAGAAAGCAGAAAGGATTATTAACAAGATTAGTTATAATGGTAAGAAACGACCAGTTATAATTGCTAATCAATTAAGTTTATTTTAATGGCAGGTACAGAGAAGCAAAGAGAAGAGATCAACAGGAAGTTGGTCTCTATGCAAATGGAAATGATAGGACTAACCTATGATGACGCAGTGAACACACCAGAGTTCTGGAGAGTGTATACATTGACAACAGCACAAACATTAGAATGGCGTAAGCTAGCTCTACCACTTATTAAGAAGACATTTAAGTGTAATAAGAGAAGAGCAGAGTTAACCATGGGTATGTTTGAGCTTAATTTAGGATTACGTGAGTATAATCCAGAAGAACAGTTTGATACTACACACAATCACACAACAATACCAGAACCTCATCCTCATGATTTATTTAGTGAAGCACATTTACTAAAAGATCAGCAGCCTACATTATGGCAGAGAGTAAAGAAGTTCTTTATTGGATTCTAATTATACGCTAAAGGGTATAATATTGCACTATTTACAATATTTATACGTGAAAGGGTATAAAATTTGACAAAAAGTGTCATAAAATACACGATAATTCGAATTATCGTCGAATTAGACGATGTAATTTAACATCGTAAATCAGTAGTATTACTACTACTTTTACGAATTATTTAAACTGTTACAATATGTAACGCTTTGAGCCTCAGAGATATCTGGGGCTTTTTTGTTTCACAATTTAAATTAAAAATAATGGGAGCACAAGATTTTGTTATTAGACAAAGAGCAAGTAGTCCAGAGGACGCATTTAGACTTGCACAAGAGACAGCTATTAGTGAATATGGTCATGATGCATACAATGGTACAGTGAGTACATGTCATGGATTTAGTGATTTCACTAAAGTATTTCATCAGAGTGGTAAAGAGAAAATGGAGTTCATTAATGGTATACTACACAAGGCTTCTAAGCGTGACTGTTACATCATTGAAGAACAAAAACCCATCAGGAACACCAATAAGATCAAATCTATTGTTGATCACAAGGTTGTTAAAGGCACCAGCAAATGGGAGCTTCAGTACAATGTGTACACTGGTATGGATGATAGACAATTGAAATCATTCAAGACTAAGACTGATGCTGTTAAATATGCTCGTGAGTATACAGAAAAGTATCAAGCTACAACATTTGTACGTATGGAGAAGACTCTTGTCAATCAAGATGCTAATGTTGCTTGTATTAAGTATAAGCAGTCTACACAAGAGAAGGATGGCGTGTATGTTATATTTGGTATGGCAGCATGTTAAGGCTAGTTTGTTTGTTATTACTAATGGGGTGTGCACCTAATGAAAAGGTGCAGCCCAAGTTAGTACACAAGTACAAAAGAGAAGATGTTGTGTACGTAAAGCCTGACTCTCTTAGATCGAGAGTATTCTATGTATGGCCAGATAAACTGGCGTATACAGTGGTGCATATAGATTCATTCTATAATGCAAAAACAATGTATAAAGAAGAATCAGAACTATATTAATATGCCAAAGAAAGCAAAACTAACAAAAGACAGATTAGAATGTCTTCATTGTAATGATGTACAAGATGTATCAGTAATAGAAGATTTGTTTGAACAAACAGGCAACTTTTCTTCTGTTACAATGTATTGTAAAGCATGTAATGGGAAACTAATAGCACGTTTCTCTCCTAGTGGATTTTATTCGTTTAATTGGTTCAAACCAGATTGGAAAAGAAATTATAACGCAAAACATAAAAATAGAAAATAAACATCAAGTTATAAGTTGATTTATTTAAAATAATTTAAAGTTATAAGTTGATTAAACAACAAGACAATGGATAAAGAATTATATAGTGCTATAGAAGCTGCTATTATACGTTGGAATCTTGATGGTACTAAAACAGCAGGTGAATTAACAAGAGAGATTATATCAATAATTAAACAACAAGACAATGGCTGATATATCAATGTGTAGAGACATGAAATGTCCTATGAAGTTTACGTGCTACAGGCACACAGCACCAGAGAATCAGTTTAGACAATCGTTCTTTTCTGAATCACCTCGTAAAGAGGGAGCCTTTTATTGTGACCAATATTGGGACAATGAAGGACGTACATTAGATCCAAAATTTAGAGAATACGAACGTTATAATGACACAGAATAATGATACATTACGAAGATTACGAGCGTGAAGCTCAGAAAGATTTAGTATATTTACAAGAGGATATGCAAGCGTTTTATCAATCATTAAATGATCCTGGAAAGGCTCAGATTGAGGTTTTTATGAGCGATAAAATAGAATTAAGTGAGCTACAAGTTTTACAGGAGAAGGCTCGAATTAATGTTTGCATTCCTCAGAGTTTAATTGCTAAAATAGATCATAGAATAATTAGAAATTATGAACGTAAAATTGACGCTCTATCATTTTAAAGAGCTACTCAAGAATGGTTTTACATTAGACATGGTCTTTCTCCTCAAACTAGTGGAGGAAGGCCATGATCTAAAAGATGCATGTAATGGAGATCCTAAACTGGAGATCCTTGCTCAGGGTATTTATCGTAAAGGATTAATATCAGGAGATAACAAAATCACATTGACAGGTAAGAACGTATTGAAGTTTATCAAGGAGGAAGCTCCTAATGATAAGATTATTAAGAAGAAGCCTGCCACTGAAGATTTTCAAAGATGGTGGAAAGCATTCCCAGGTACTGATACGTTCAAGCATAAAGATAAAAGCTTTGCAGGCTCTAGATCTTTACGCAGAGATGTGGAGAACTGTAAGCTTAAGTTTAACGCCATTTTGTCAGAGGGAGAATACACTGCAGATGATTTGATAGCTGCTGTTGAGTTTGACGTTCTTCAAAAGAAAGAGAATTCAGTAAAGAACAATGAGAACAAGCTCAAATACATGCAGAACAGTTTGACATATCTGACACAGAGAAGCTTTGAACCATTCATCGAACTTGTAAGACAGGGTATTACAATTGAAGAGAAACCAAAAACAGTAGGAGCAACAGATATATGATATTTCAAGATTTGGCCAAGGCAGTACAGGATGGTATTGATGGTAAGAACAGTGGCATTCCTATGGGGTTTGATAGATTGAACAGGTACATTGGTATTCGCAAGTCTATCTATACCCTTGTAGGTGGTTTGACAGGTTCAGGCAAGACTAGTTTCATCGATGATGCCTATGTGCTTAATCCATTTGATTGGTATATATCTAGACAAGGCCAGGCGTCTGGCATTAAGCTCAAGATTATATATAGATCCATGGAACGTAGTAAGACGTACAAGATGGCTAAGTGGGTGAGTAGAAAGATATTCTTGGATCATGGTACAATCATTCCTGTTAGTAAACTATTAGGTTGGCAGAAGGAGAAGATGACACATGATGAGCATGATTTATTTCTAGCACAGAGAGACTATGTTGGTAGCATGTCAGAGATTATTACAATCATTGATGGTCCAGACAATCCAATAGGTGTAGCTAAGCATTTGAAAGAATATGCTGAAGAGAATGGTAGAATAGAAGAAGTTGATAAATACAACAGAGTCTATATTCCTAATGATGAGAACACAGTAACACTAGTTATTATCGATCACATTGGTTTGTTGAAACTTACCAAAGACTATAACAACAAGAAAGCAGCTATCGATAAGATGTCTGAAGAGCTGAGATATGCTCGTGACATGTATGGTTATAGTCCTGTAGTTGTGAGTCAGTTCAATCGTGATATTGCTAATCCTATGAGGATTAAGAATGGTGACGTAGAACCACAGCTAGAAGACTTCAAGGATAGTTCATCTACACAGGACGATGCTGATGTTGTGCTAGCACTTTTTGATCCTATGAGATATAAAGTGGAAGACCCTAGTGGTTATCAACTAGATAGACTTAAAGATGAATTTGGTGCTAAGTATTATCGTTCACTACGACTAATCAAAAATAGTTATGGTGAAGATGATATTAGAATTGGTCTTGGCTTCTTAGGCCAGGTTGGTATGTTCAAAGAGCTACCAAGAGTTAAGAATATGAGTGAGTATGATTATCAATCAGTAGTAAATAAAACATTTTTCTTAGAACCTTAAATAATTAAAACAATGGCAACAATTAACGAAAAACAAGCCCTATTAACTAAGTATGACAATCTTATGTCAATGTATCATAAAGCAATTGCTAAAGATGATGTAGAAGAGATTAATGGTATTGAGTTACAAATGAAAAAGATACGTATCCAGCTAACAGCATTTGGAGACGTAGCTAATCCAACAACTGAAACATTAGATGAGCAACCTTCGTAATCAGAGGCAACAGGAGTTTGCTAAGATATGGCTAGATAAGAAATGGGGCATACTAAATCTATGC